CCGTTCGTCCACAACTGCGGGAGGTTGTCAAATTGGTCGTAGACGCGGGCGGCTAGACCGTTACCTGAGTTCGTCCTCGATGCGGTCACGTTTCCACTAGCCACGACCGCCTTATCGGAGGGGAGGGGCATAGCCGATTGTGACTGGGTGAGTAGGCAGAATTGGGTCGCTACTTCCTCGGCTCCGGTGATCTCCGGGGAAGTGCCAGTTTTGTCGGTAATTGACACGGCAACATTGTGAATTCTCAGTACGGACTTTCCGAGTGCATCCACGTACGCCCCTAGGTCAATTGGGGTTTGGAAATACGTGTTGTAGCCGGTCGCCGTAGAGCCACCTGAGTTGAGAACCGCGCGGATGAAGAAACTGTCTGATTTTGCCATGTAGTCAGACCGAGAGAGGCCGGGGGAGATGAATCAATTTGGTGGGATGAATCCAGTCCTCCCCGCCCATCTTTCCGCGAAGCGGCCCGTTCACTATCTTGATAGGCAAGGGCATAGTGGGCTATGCCAGTGACCACGCTAGCGAACGGGTTAGGATTGGATGGCAATCCGTACCCGCGAGGGCCGAACCGAATTATTATGGTGGGTTATGCTATCCCTGTGAGCATGGAGAGGGGGAGGGCGTACAATGGCAGATAGAGCCAATCTGAGGCACTTTGTATGGCGATGTAGGGGTAAGGGGTGCGGACTCCATTGGCCGGCCTCTAGCAAGGCCTCTCGCTTCGATACGCGGTGCAGACGTTGTGATACACGGAACACAATCCGATGGGACTCTCGGAAGAGGGCATGGTGGGATGACAAGAGGGGAAGACCCCGGGTAACGAAATATTGGCTGTACGATTCTTTCGAATTGGCCCGCCGGGATGCCCTCTCTAACTACCTTCAACGACAGGCAAGAAGGGCGTATGACGGGTTCCGCTCAGGCCTCGATTTGAGAGATGATGAAACCGATCATAATTAGGGGCGTTTACCCCCCCCTTTGAGGGTCATTTTCAGTTCAAAAGTGACTGTCCCATACCCTTGATTTGCTGGAAGACGGATTGTTCGGGAGATATCTTGATTTCTTCGACTTCAATGACATACGCCCACTCCCTCTTGGCACTGTTTCCGGTCTCATCAACTGCCGAGATGGTGAGCCACAATTCCTTGACGATGATAGTATCCACATCAATGACAAATTCCGGGAAGTAATTCATTGATTGGGGAGCGAGAAAATCGTTCGGGCCGTCCCGGGTCGAGTACCCAGCCTGAACCCATCCGAATTGTCGGTTGTCTGAGGGGTCGGCTACGTTGTTCACGGGGGTCGTTGCCTTCGTCCATTTGTCGGTGGAGAGGATGCCTTGCATCTGATACTGACCATCCGCCCCACCACCGGCACTGGTGCGGGCTGTGATGGGCCAAATCCATGCCCTCTTCACCTTCCACGCCTTGCGGCGGTCACTCGACACGTAATCGAAGATTTGTTCTTGCGTGTAACTGGCGTTATCGGTGACTTCCATCTTGCCGCGTAGGGTGAATATTCTGCTCATTTCAATGCCTTCTTTGTTGCTCTATGCGCCTTCTTCATCAGGCGGGTGACGGGAGTCCTCGGATGCTTCTTCTTGAGTGCCTTCAATTGCCTCCCAAATTCACGCTGATATCTCGATACTTTGCGTTTCTTCTTCGGAACGGTGGCTCCCAGTGCCACATTCATTCGACCAGGGATTGCAGCTGCGGGACGACTTCGAGAATTTCCTCCACGATCGGTCTCGCCGGCTGTGAAAATGGTCTCATAATTATCCACCCAAGACCGCAAATCTTCCATCCCTCCCTCGACCATATTGGGAAGGGGTGAATTTCGAATTGTGTAGTCGAGACCGGCGGTTGCAAGACCGGCGGGGGTCGCATTTCGAAGTCGCCATAAATCGGTGAGTGCCTGAATGACTAATTCTCGATTCGAACAGCCCGGACAGTATGCCACAATCTCTCCACCTACTGTTGGGACAGGGCGAGGGCCATAGCCGCCGCCTGTGACATACTCTCGACCGTGCATTCCATTGTGATGTTGATGTAGACATCTTCATCCCAATACTGAGAAGATTGCCCCCCGAGGAACATGGAATCAACGGCGATGAGATAACCGTTCGTCCACAACTGCGGGAGGTTGTCAAATTGGTCGTAGACGCGGGCGGCTAGACCGTTACCTGAGTTCGTCCTCGATGCGGTCACGTTTCCACTA